GTATTTTCAGATACATATATGACAGTTTGATTCCTGAGATCACAACCGTACCTCAAATGGTTGTACTTATCGCTGACTATCAATACAAGGCAGCGTTTGTTGCAGATCAGGAGATCAATCTTACAGCTTGTCTTACTGAACTGATGGCGAGTATGAAATTCAAATGAAAATAATACATGAAGACGAAACAGTAAGAATTTTTTACGAACCGGGTGAAGGAAAAAACACTTTGGTTTGTTGTTCTGGTGTAGACTTTGATGTGTTTGGTTTCGATTCAAAACAAACATACACACCTGAAAACGCTAGTAAACCTGAGTTTGTAAGAGTTACTGCTGGCATGGGTGATAGATTTTGGATTATAGACAAGACAAGATCATGGGGAACTTTTATTGATTGGAATCATGTTAGTAATATTATCTCGCCTTACTTTGAAGGAAAACACGTAGTTGTTTTAGGAAGTTGCATGGGAGGCACAAACGCTATTAAGTTTGCGTATCATGCAGATGTACATAGAGTTATTGTTTTCACCCCTGTGTGGAGTACAGATCCTGAAATTATGCCAAATTCAAATTTTGATCGTAGGTTACAACCTATTAGAGATAAGATAAAAGAATCAGGTGTATGGGAAAGTCTAAAAGGTATGTTTAGACCGATGACCACATATCTAATGTTTTGGACTCCTGATCCTTTTGACATAGAACATATGAGAATGTATCCTGTAGAGTATAACATTAAAAAGTTTTTTCTAATACAAAGCCCCCATAGTCTAGCAAAATGGATACGTGGATATGGTATTCTTCCAGAGGTATTGGGTAAGTGTATTGACTCAGAAGACCCCCATTTGGAAGTCTCAAAAGTATTAGATAGGGTAGGAATATTACATGAGTTATTTTAAAGAGTTTGGTCCTCCTGTTGAAGAGGTAGACGAAAAAGAATATGTTGAGAAGATAAAGAAACTTAGTCCTTTTGATTTTATCAATAGTGTTTCATATACTAAACAAAACATAATGGATGTAAACAATGAGAAACAATATGGTGCTTTTATTGTTAACCGAGGTTTAGGCTTCGGTCCTGACACCATCATTCCTGCTAACGAAATGAATAGTAGGCCTCATTTAGATGAGAGGATGCAATATGACTTTCTTCTCCATGTCATTCGTAAAGCAAAGCGATACAACAAATGGATAAAGTCAGAAGAAGAAAATATTGACGCAGTAAAAGAGTATTTCGGATATAGTTTTAACAAGGCAAAAGAAGCACTAACACTTTTGTCTGATAAGGATATAGCAGAGATAAAGAGTTGGTTGGCTACCTGTAAAGGTGGGAAATTATAAATACCTTAGTTACTATGAAAAATAATTAATAACAAAAGGTGTTTGAAATGATTGAACGAGATAATTTCTTTGACATAGATTATCCCGACTACCAACCCCTAGAAATTCTGTTAGAAGATCCTGAGAACTTTTTAAAGATCAAGGAAACTCTTTCACGTATAGGTGTGGCATCTAAAAAGGACAATACATTATACCAGTCCTGTCATATCCTGCACAAGCAGGGTAGATACTTTATAACACACTTTAAGGAGTTGTTTGCTCTGGACGGCAAAGAAGCCGACTTTATGGATGATGACTTAGAAAGAAGAAATACAATTGCAAAACTTTTACAAGATTGGGGACTACTAAAGATTATAGGTGACTTAAATGAAGAGTCTTTAGCTCCTCTCAATAAAATCAAAATTATTTCCTTTAAGGAAAAAGGTGAATGGAATCTTGTTCCGAAATATAACATCGGGAAGAAGCGCTAACATACAAACCAAGATACAATTAGTATTTTTAGCTTTATCATGTTTCTTTTTATATAAATGGCCATACAAAACTATTATATTGTTTTGCCTTTTCTTTGTATTGGCTGGATTTTTAGTATCAGGATTTTTACATAGATACTGTACTCATAGATCTTGGGACTGTCCAAGATGGTTAGAATATTTTTTTGTGTATCTAACAAGTACAGCAATGAGTGGATTATGTATTACGTGGGTTGCTTTACACAAAGACCATCACAGGTATACAGACAAAGAAGGTGACCCACACGGTCACTATGCAGGACTATGGAATAATTTAGCAATATTTTCATATGTCCCCACAAAAGGATCAGCATCAAGATGGATGTTAAAAGATCCACTATATCGTATGCAAATGGAATACTATTGGGTATTAGTTGCAGTCGGTGGACTGGTGTGGATAAATATTTTTAGTTTATATAGTTGGATATTGTTTACTACTACTGTATTTGTTTGGCAGGTTAGCATAAACTTAATAGGGCATAGTAAACTGTTTGAGTCAGTGAATAGGAGTCATTTTCTTGCCGCCTTATGGGGTGGAGAACTATATCACAATGACCATCATAAGAATCCAATGAAAACAAGATTAGGAAAATTTGACTTTCCTTATCTTTTTATGATAAAATGGTATAAATAGAAAGCCGCCGGTGAGTAAACAAGTTGAACTGTTTTTACTCACACAGGTAAAGCCGAACAACTGTTTACAATCCGGCTGGCACCACTACGCCGATAGGGTAGTGTAATTTTAAACTCGCTTAATAAAGGAGCACAATTATGGTACGTAAATATACTACTGCCAACATGGCAGAAATTTTTGATAATGTAAGACCGTTTACTATAGGTTTTGATCGTTTGTTTGACAATCTTCACAATGTTTCGGAGATTCATAGTCCAAACTATCCCCCCTATAATATTATTGCGGATGATGATGAGCATTTCACTATTGAAATTGCTTGTGCAGGATTCGCTAAAGATGAATTTAATGTTCATTTACTTCCAGAGGGCAACAAGTTAATTGTCCAGGGCGTACAAGACCGAGGTGAGGATACTAGAAAATTCTATCACAAAGGTATTGGAGCTCGTAACTTTACACATTCATTCGCACTTGCAAATGATGTTGAGGTTGTAGACAGTGTTTACTATGACGGTATCCTTGAGATCACCCTCAAACGTGTTGTACCCGAAGAAATGAAACCAAGACAAATTGAAGTGAAATAAATTAGGAGAAAGCTATGTCCGATGTACAAATTGTTAAACTTACCACCGGTGAAGACATCATGGGAAAGGTTAGTGAATATGAAGTCCCTGATAAAGGAAGGTGTTTGAGAATAGAAAATCCTGTAGCAATTATGCTAAGGCAGAAAGATGAAAAAGGTGAACAATTTGGCGTCGGACTAGCACCCTATGCTGTATATGCCGAAAATCATACTATAACTATATTACCCGGTCACGCGGTTGCAGTTTTTTCACCCGAGGTGGAATTGCAAAAGGAATATCTGGATAAAGTTACTGGCCCTGCCGTTCCAGTTACAAAACAAGTATTGAAAGAAGGTGTTGATTGATGTATGAATACAAATGTACAGTGCTAAAAGTTGTTGACGGTGATACGGTAGACGTAGACATTGACCTAGGTTTTGGTATCGTATTAACAGATGAAAGAGTCCGTATCATGGGCATTGATACGCCAGAAAGCAGAACAAGAGATAAGGTAGAAAAAGTCTTTGGTCTTGCAGCAAAGAAAAGACTCAAAGAACTATTAGGAAAAACAACCAAACTCAAAACTCAAATCGCCAGAGATGGTGAAGATATGAGAGGTAAGTTTGGACGGGTTCTTGGAGACTTCACGGTTTTTGATGCAAAAACAGATTCATGGAGAATGGTTACTGAAGTGCTCATTGAAGAAGGCCACTGTGTTCCATATTTTGGTGGCAGTAAGGAAGAAGTCCAGGAAAAACATATGGTCAATAGACAAAAACTTATTAGAGAAGGTGTAGTCGTTATACCGGAGGACTTGACATAATCATCTTATTGTTATATAATGGTATTACTTGAATGGAGATGAGATGTCAAATTTTTACACTTACGCTAAACACTACGGTAACTCAATACTTTACCGTGGGATAGAAAACGGAAAACGGGTATCTAAAAAGGTACCTTTTTCGCCTACACTTTTTGTCCCGGCCAATAAAGAAACCCCCTATAAAAGTATGTATGGTGAGCCTGTTGCTCCCATGTCTTTTGATAATAACAAAGACGCTTCAGAATTTGTAGAACAGTACAAGGAAGTATCTAACTTTCCCATCTATGGTCAAACTCACTGGGGTTATCAGTTTCTTGCTGACAAATACCAAGATGAAATTGATTGGGATATAAGTCAGGTTAAAGTATTTTCAATAGATATTGAGACTACCGTTGAGAACGGTTTTCCTGATGTATTCAATCCTGAGGAACATATTACCCTTATCACATTACAAGACAATGTAAGTAAAAAGATTACTACATTCGGTCTTGGTCCATACACTCCTACTGAAGCCACAGAACACCTTGATGTAGATTATTCTGAGTGTACAACCGAGAAGCAGTTACTTAGTAGGTTTATTCATTGGTGGGCAAAAAATCCTCCTGACGTTATCACAGGTTGGAACTGTAAACTATTTGATATACCTTATATCATTGCTAGAATGGAACGAGTGTTCGGTGACGAACATGGTGACGATGCTAAGAAAATGATGAGCCCTTTTAGACTTGTACGTAAACAGGAAAGGACGTACAGTGGTAGGACTTACTTATCATATGATGTACAAGGTGTAGCACAGTTAGACTACTTGGACATCTATCAGAAGTTTACTTATGTTAACCGTGAATCATACAAACTAGATCACATAGCAGAGGTTGAACTCGGTCACAAGAAGTTAGAAAACCCTTACGATACATTCAAAGAGTTTTACGAGAAGGATTGGAATAGGTTTGTCGAATACAACATTATAGATACAGTGTTGGTTGACCAACTTGAGGATAAGATGAAACTTATCGAACTCTGCCTCACTATGACCTATGACGCCAAGATGAACTTTGAAGATGTATTCAGTCCTGTAAAAACATGGGACTGTTTGTTATATAATCATTTGTTGAAACAAAATATCATTATTGGGCAAGGTAATGGTCGTGTAGCAAGGACTATTGCAGGTGCTTACGTACAGGAGCCTGTTCCTGGTGCCTATCAATGGGTAGAGTCCTTCGATGCTACTTCACTGTATCCTTCTATTATCATGCAGTACAACATGAGCCCTGAGACACTGGTTCCAGGTGGTATGATAGACGTAGACGTTGATGGTATGTTGGAGAGGAAGTATACGTTTGACACCGATGACGCTATAGCTGCTAATGGTCAGACGTTTACACGTAGTAGGCAAGGTCACTTCCCTAACATTGTACAAAAGTTTTTTGATGACCGACAGCGATACAAGAAACTGATGATTGAGGCTAAGCAGGACTATGAGAAGACAAAGGATCCTAACACAAAGAAACTCATAGCAAAGTACAATAACTTTCAGATGGCACGTAAGATTCAACTTAACTCACTTTACGGTGCGATGGCTAATGAATACTTCAGATACTATGATGACCGTATAGCAGAAGGAATTACACTAACGGGGCAATTTATCATCCGGGAGACGGCTTCGGCACTTAACGAGTTTTTGAACGAGACTTTGAAAACAACTGATGTGGTGTACAGTTTCTATACTGATACTGACTCTTGCTATATTACTCTAAAGGCACTGGTTGACAAGTTTTTCGCAGACAAGCCTAAGGACAAACTTATAGACATTTTGGACAAGATAGGTAATGAACAGATTGAACCTTGTATTGATAAGGCAATGGCCGAACTCGCTGATTATACAAATGCCTTCGAGCAAAAACTTGTATTCAAACGTGAGGCAATTGCCGATAACTGTTTGTGGGTAGCAAAGAA